GGTTGAACTATGCGAAGTGTCCTCTTGCATTCGTTGGCCACCGGTGCCGAAGTACCTGTGAACTTGTACCAAATCAGGCATTTGGAGCGGATAGTTGTTAACGGTGAGGACGGGGTGCAGGTGCATCTCTACGACCCTCCTACCGATCTTCCTCTGCAAGTCTCGGACACCATTCAGTCGATATTGAAGCTTATTGAGCGCGCCGCGGCGCGAGCGCGGTAACCGCTGAACATCTCTGTTTTCCCGCTAATGATGATGGGGCGGCGGGGCTACTGGACGAAACCTTGTTCTGCCATGCAAGATTTAAACGTACCGCTCGAAGCTGCCGCGCCCATGATCCATAACCGGCCAGCAGCAACCTGAGTTTCTGCTGCACGACCATTGCAGATCGTCTTCGCCCGCTCAAATCGAGCGTCCTTACTTTCTGCCTGAACTTCCCGCCATTGGCTGGATGAGGATGTGTTCGTGCATGCCGAGAGCAGAAGGCATGAGCCCAGCAAAAATGATCGCATTCGCCCCTCCATTTGATCCCAACATGTCCTAATGGTTGGTGCCGGGCAAGATGAAGGCGTGATGGAGATCAGACGACGTTTCCGGCCGCTGCTCCGATGTAGACGTTCGCGAGACCATGAATGCCATCTGGTGTCGATGTGGCCGGCCATACGACGATGCCAGGCTGTCCAGCGCCTGCAGATGTGGTCGCTTCACAGAATGCCGCAAGTGAGAATGCATCGGTCTGCCCTAGAAGGCTCTTCGAAGAAACCATGCCCTTGTAAGTCTGCCGGCTCGCTTCCTTGATGGTTTCACCGCCAGCTGCTCGCGTCTGATTGTCGACCGTCGCCCAGCTATCGCTTGACGAACTGGTCGGAGGGAAGTCGCGCACCCAAACCTTGTTGAAGGTGCGAGCGGCCTTATAGCGAGCGATGATCGTTTCGTTATCGGCCTTCAGCTGCGCGGCAGTCCTGCTGCCGGCAACATCGTTTCTACCATAGCCGATGCTGAGATCCGTAAAGGTGAGATCGGACATCATGGCGATGCTCTTATCCATCGCACCGGCCACCGCCCATTGCGAAGCTCGTGTCGTCGGAGCAGCGAAGCTGAGAACGCTGGCCTTCGGACCAAAGGCGCGAGCTTCCGATCCGATATTGCCATCGGTATCACTGGTGAACGGCGAAGAAGTTTCGGCTATCCCGAGCGAGATACTGTCGCCATCAATCAAGATATGGCGCCCGCCGGCCTCTGCCTCGCCTATGAGAACCGCATCATAGGACAGACCGCCCGAAGCCGCGCCGATCGAGCCCGACAAGGTCTTGTCCGTCAGCACGGTCCCGAAAGCCGTCTCCATGCCGTCGCCGAGTGCGGCAAGCAAAGGCACGACACTTCGAGGGAAGTGCTCACCGGAATTTACGATCAGCAGAAATATCTTTCTGAACGCCGCACCATCGGGAATGGTCAGCCCTTCGATCGGATCGAAATCGAGTGTCTGCCCTGGCTGCACCACCATGTCACGGCTGCCATTCTGGGTGAATGGAGTACGCGTCCCACCGACCGGATATTCGATCGATGCGCGGATCGTGAAGGCGTTCGGCCCGTTGACTTCGGTGCCAGATGTGGAGCGAACGAAGTTAGAGCATCGCAGGCGAGGACGCGTGAAAGCCACACCTGACGTATTCTTGGAATACTTCGCTACCTGCGTTTGCGTCTCGGCGCCGGTCGTTACCTGTGTCGGCACCTGATTGCGATTTCCAAGCGCCGCCAGGATGGGTACGACCCCACCGCCCTGTCCAGGGATGATGCCGGCGCCGATATAGCTCGCGACCCGCCGTTTTCTTGTAGCTGCAGAAACCATGTCTTTCCCCTTATGCATCCTTGAGGGCGTAGCCGCCGGTCGCGTCGAGCTTGTAGCGAAGCGGCGTGCCGCCATCGGTGATGTACGCCTTGCCGTTCGGCGCCGCTCCGATAGGAGCGATGCGCGTCCAGCCGACAGGGTCGGCGACGCCGGCGCCGATATAGCTGGCAACACGGCGTTTCCTCGTGGCGGTGTCAGCCATCGGAATACCTTTCTTGGTGATGGGTTGATCAGCGAGCTGCGCGCTCGATCTCGCGCCGGATGCGCATTTCCTCGCGGATGCGGTCCAGTTCGACGCCGAGGAATTTCAGATGCTCGGCAATTTCCTCGCCGACCTTGATCTGTTGTCTGATGGCGACAGTGTGCTCTTCGACTGCCGCAGTCGCCTTGATCAGCGCAGTGGGGTCGACGATAACCGCGGCGACCGGCGCCTTGTTTTCAGGCCCGACCTTTTCACCGGATATCAAGCCGAGATAACGGACTGCGATGATCACGGCGAGAGTGACGCCGAGCGTTACGAGTGCAGCAGGGGGAAGGTCAGCCAGTTTTTCCATATCGCGTTTCCCCTTGATCATGAGCGGCACGGTGGATGTTGATGACCTCGCCAACCGCGAATATCGGGTAGATGGCGAGCCAGGTGCTCATGACTGCTGAGGATGCGTAGCAATAACTGATCCCGACCCAGATCAGGCAACCTATGCCGGCAGATACCTGCCTGATCGCAGGCGTCACGTCCTTGCGTGCGCCATTGACGACAAGTCCGCCAAATCGAAGCAATCCCAAAAATATCATGATCCACCCGAGGATGGTTTCGTCTCCGAAGATGGCGCGGAAGCCCGCCCACGCAGGCTGATCGAAGAGATTGGGCGCTGCCATGAGGACATATCCCCACGCCACGGTATGGCCGGCGAGCAGCCATTCCCCTGTCCGTGGACCAAAGCGATGGCGCACCCTAATCCAGATGGCGGGTCCAGCATGCGGCGAGACCATCATCAGAAGCCGCCCCCGCCCGAAATCTCGTCATGGGCGCGACATTCCTTCACCGTCCAGACGTGAGCGCCGCAGACGCCGGCGACGGTATCATCGATCGCATCCTGGTCTTTCGGGGTTTTCCCGCGAGCGCCAATCAAGGACGTACCAACGATCGACCTAGCGGTTGACGACAGGGTCTCTTTGGAGGCACTCACCCGTTGCGTTGATGTACACGCGGCCACGCTCGCGGCACAGGCGACGACTAACCCGAGCTTGATCAGCTGCATTGCTCAGTTCTCCGATTGCCTTTGTGGTTGCGGCCGTCAGGTCGGCCCCTTCGAGATCCCGGCCGCGCTGTTCAGCGGCCGGGATCCACAGGAAATGATTGAGCGCGGTAAAAACCAAAAAGGCGCAAACCGCTCCGACGCCGCCGACGACTGGAAGCTTGAGGCTGTCAGGCAGCAGCTTGAACATTGGTCACCGCCTGCAGATCGAGGGCGTCGGCGCGTTCGGCCCGCCGGCGGTTCTGGTACCAACGGATGCCGTAGGAACCCGCACCCACCACCAGGCCGCCTACGATCAGGCCGACAATCAGATTGTCGATGATATGGCTGCTGCCCTGAAATGGCGTCAGCTTGTCCTGCGCAGCGGCAAGGGCACTACCGAGCGTGAAGGATCCGCCGCCACCGCCTGTCGCAGCGTCGGCGAGCGCCGTACTCGGAGCGGGCTTGGCGCTGGAAAGAAACGCCTTCGCATCGCCGCCAGGGGCATAGGAGATTTCCGGGCCGACCGAACCGGTTGCCCATGCCTGGCCGACCGCCTTCACATCCGCAATGCGCTTGAGCCAACCCTTGCCGAAGGTTTTGAACGTCGTCAGCGAGCGCAGGAAGGCCTCCCGGCGTTCGATGATGCGAGCAATCAGCACATCGTTATCGTTGACGCCGCCGGCCGCCAGGATCGTGCCTTGACCGATAATTCCGTCGATCGCGCCCTGATAGAGCCCCATGGCCTGAAGCGCGCGCTGGAGCCATTTGACGGACTGGGACACACCCGAATTCACGTTGCCGTCGAAGACAACATAGGAGACGCCGTGAGCCAGCTTGTCGAGTTGCGCAATGTCCCAGTATCGCTTGCGATAGATAGCCGTAAGCTCGGCATCGGTAATGGTGCGCACGTCACGCGACGGCTGACCGTTCGCCCTTAGCCATTCGGAGAATACCCGCTGCGTGACACCCTTCATCGTGGCGCCGCCCGGATCGGCGGGATTATTGGAATAGAGACCTTCATGGGTGAGGATCTTGGGCAGAGAACGCGTGAACTCGCCTGCCGCGTCATAGACTGGCATTGGATATCTCCGATGATAGTTAGGTTTTTTCAGACGAGCCGAACGGCGGCCTTGATCTTTTCAACGATGGCAGTCTGCATCACTGACGCCCAGTGCTGTCCGTCGAGGGTATACCCCGGCAGCGCAGCGCCACTTCCGTCCTGCAGGTCGGAGTGATCAACGATCACGCAGTCATCGCGATTCGCGTAGGCCGAGCGCAGCCAGGTGTTGAAGGTAGCGATATTGCCATTCCAGACGCCATTATTGGTGCGCGTCGGCGGGACAATGACCAGAGGTCCCGTGAAGTAGTTCAAGACCGACGTATAGACTGATTGAATTGTCGGCAGATCCGGAGAGGCAACGCAGATATCGTTGAACGGAAAGCAGCCGAAGATTATGGCGCGCGCGCGCCCCAATGACGAATAGTTGCCACCACGTAGACGCCAGATAAGTCCACCCAGAGTGTCGCCCGAAACGCCGTAATTCTCCGCAAACGGGATATCACCCCAGCTAACCCCAGCAAAATTGCTGTCGCCGAAGCAGGCAATACTGCCGCCCTGCGAAAACAGCCGTCCCTGCTTTCTACTGTCGTCGCTGGTTCGGGCTGAATGATATTGGTAGCCTTCGAAAGGCTGCGACGCCGGCATTGGGCCGCCGATCAAGTTGAAACTCTCCGGCCGCTTGAGATGGGGAGCCACCCCACCTGCTTCGGGCAAACCCGCACCGGCCCTCGGTATCATTTCCGTTGGGTTCAACATCAGGCATTCACCTCGCTGCGCAGGCCGTGGAGATAGCAACGCTTCTGGTTCAGCGTCTTGTAGCGAACCGCAACGTCGTCTCCGGCGGGCTGGCCGGTTACCGACACAATGTTGGTCTCGAAATAGGTCTTCGGTCCAAGCGCCTTAAGCTGCGTCATTGTCGCAGTTGTCCAGTTCGCTCCGCCATCTCGGCTAACTTCAACCGTCACATCGGTATTCAGCGTCAAAGCGTCGATAGCTTCGATGATGCCAGAGATCTTAAGCTGCGCCGGGGCAAAATCAGTGAATTCGAACGGCGCCGTTACCAGGACGATGTTTGAAGTCGTCGCGGGCTGCTCGACTTCAATCTCCTCGACCCACAGGAGGGCAGATGCGCTTGATGTATATCCAGATCCACTAGTGCCGCTGGCATCGGTTCCGGATTTGAAGTAGAAAGTGTAATCAGAACTTACAGAGTTCTGCCTGCCAATGGTCCCTCCGGCCGTGCACTGACCAGAAACAAGAATAGCTGTCCCCGCAGTAACGGTATATGTCATCCAATCAGACCACTCCTCCTCATTGGCCGAGAGCGTCAGAGTTGATGATCCTCCTCCAAACGTAACCTGTATCTGAGAGCCATTAAATGCCCCCCCTCCAGCGCCATGACCGGCATATACAGATGTAAAGGTGGCACCTGAGGCTCCGCCCTTGAACAGAATGCGGAACTTTGTTCCTCCCTGCAGTACCTTGGCTGAGGCAAACTGTTGACGGATTGTGTTTCCTGTCCATCCAACATCATTTACACTCAAGGACATTGCAGGAATGCAATCTACCTGCTGAAGCGGATTTCCGGCATTCATCACGCGGCCGTTGGTGGGATCCAGGACGTATCCGGAAGAAGCACCGGCATTGATACCGCCGTCGCCGCCAAAACCGTCAACTAGGCCGTTGCCCATGAAGACAGGCTGCCCGATAGCTTGCGACGAGTGAATTGCAGTCAGCGTGCCGCCGTCGATCGTGATACGGGTGCGCAGCTCATCGGCGAGCTTTGCGTCATTGACTCCGCCGTCAACAATTGTGCCAAACGGAAGAGCTTCGAACGCCGTACCGTTCCACGAAAAGAAGGCTTTCGAGCCTGTGTTCCAGTAGAGCGCGCCCTCCTGAAGCGGGTTGCCGTTTGGGTCCGCCGCGGGAGCGAATGCGTATGCACCTAGATATTGCGACTGGAAGTCACCAAAAACTGCTTCCATGGCAGCTTGAATCGCGGCACTGGCTTGGTCACTGGCAAGCCGGAATGTCGAGCCTTCCTGTTTGCCGATCAGGATAGATCCACCAACGATGCCGCCTATCGCGGGGTTGCCGCCGGAATTCGTCTTGATTGTGAGGGCCGCGCCGCCATTGAAACTGACAGTCACCGGCGATCCGGTATTGGTATCTGCAACCGTCAGCCATACCTGCGACGTAGCCGAGATTGGCTGTGCTGACGTGGCCTGAATGGCGTTCGGCGTACCAGCGCCGGTGTCTTCGGCGATGATCACTGAATATGGAAGATCGGCAACACGGGTCCAGGAGCCGGTTCCTTTTGCGCCCACCTTGCGATAAATGCCGTTATAGTCAGCGGTATCGTCTTGCAGAACCCAGGCGCTGTCGTTTTCGGCGTGCTGCAGGTCGGCGAAAAGTTGCGCGCGCGTAAGGTAAACGCTACCGCCGGCAACGCCGATAGCGGTAACGAAACTCTCAAGCCATGCTGCCCAAGCGCGAGCCTCGCTCTTCTTCATGCTCTTCACGCCCGAAGATGGGAGACCCAAAACATTGTAGTCCGCCCATACGGTCGCGCCGGTCGGTGCTGTTAACGGCATGGATATTCCTAGCTTTTAAGTGACTGTAAAGGCGCCAGTGGCCACCGCCGTGGCGGCAACACCAGATGAGTTTATGGCGACGACGAAACCGTATTTCGTGCCAGCGCTAAGGCCAGTAACGACCTTGCCATCCGATAGATTCGGAGGGCCGTATTCCGTGGCCACAAGAGTGGCGCCCGTCATGGTATTGGTCGTGTTGACGTAGATGCGCGCAGCCGCATAATTGGCGCTGTTCGGAGCCGTCCACGTGAAGCTCGCTTGTCCGGCTCCTGGCGTCGTAACGCCAACGCCAGCAACAACGCCAGGCGGGGTTGGATCTGCTGTCGCAGTCAGATTCACATAATCTGTCCAGTCGGACGAGACGCCGGCAGCCCAAGCACGCAGGCGAAACTTGAATTGCACGCCATCGGCCAGATACGATGACCTGACCTGATCAACTCCAGCAGCAGAGACAACACTAGTTGGTCCGGTAGATCCGCTAACGCGTTCCCACTCGAGCTCGTAAGTCAGCTCATCGGAAACGTGAGACCATGTCGCAAGGCCGTAGGCGGCCGAACTGCCGCCGGATACGATTTCTGTTTGGATGACGACACCAAAGCCGGTCGGAACCGGTATGCCGCCAGGCGGAAGCACCACTACCGATGATCCCGGAATGCCCTCCTCCGTCGCCGAATTGAAAGCGTACAGGTTCGGAGGAATGACAATTCCGCTAAGCGTGATCGTCATATCCTTGAGCGAAATGACAGGCTTTGCGGTGATCTCGATGACAGCGTCAGCGAGCTTCGGGCCGTACTGGACACGAATGAACCGCTCGTATGAGGGGTCTTTGTCGAGATCATAGTGAGCGGTAAGCGTCACACGCATCCCGTTGCGCCGGATATACCGAAGCTTCTGCAGCCGCTGAATGTGGTTGTGCGACTGCACCGCCACGTTGTCGACCGTAACAGTTCTCTCGGTGTCTTCGCCGATATATGGATCGCCGTAGATCGCGGCATCGTTGGTGTTGTAAAGGTCGGCCGGATCGGTAAAGCGGCCGCGTACAGCCAGAACTGTTGTTGACGGATCGACATTGGCGTTGAGGCTGAACGCCGTGATTTCGGCTTTAGTCAGCGTAATCGTCGGCTCGTAGTATTCGCCGCCATGAACGCCAACGGTTCCATCTGCGCGTTCATAGACGACGAGCTCCGCCGCCTCGTCCATCGTTCGCCCGACATCCGCCGGATCACTATTGGCGCGGAACCAGAAGCCGCCGTGATAGAGTTTCTCTACACCGCCGGATCGGTTGACGATTGTGCGGTCGCAGACATCTGCAGCGCGGCTCCATTCAGGCAGATACATGTCCGCCAACGAAAGCTTGCCACCAAAGGGGCTGGTCATATGCCACAGCCGGTGGAGCGCCAGGTTGGTGGTGTAACTGTATGAGCCGGATCGAGGGTCATAGATGTCGGCGTTACCGTCGAGGATCGACGAGTGCTCCGGCATTTGGTTCGGGAATATCTTGAGAAAATCGTCCGCCTTGGCGGTCTTGCAGATCATCTTCACGGAGGCCAAGCCATCACCCCTGTGATTGGCGGTCCAGAGGTCGGGAAAGGCTGCTACGACATCCGCGTACGCCGTTTCGTTCGGTGCGCCAAGGCGCGCGTCGATCGACACATACGGCCGGCTTTTCGGGTAGAAGTGATCTGGCGAGGAGACCGTCCCTCCGGACAGGGCCACCGCCTCGTCATGGAGATAGTGTTGTACGAAACCTTGGATGCGGTGACCGGCGGGCACGAGAATATGATAAGCGTTGCCGCCAACCTCCTCAAGAAACACATAGTCGCTCGCCTTCTTCACGCGCCCGAGGACGATGGGAAGCGAGGGAACGGGCTGCTTCAGATTGTAAGTCCCATCCTCCGGTTTCGGGACGGCCTGTTTCGGCGCTAGCGCCTTGGAGAGCACGGACGCACCGAATGCCAAGCCGCCGTAAAGCAGAGCGGCCGTGCCGAGATAAAGCGCGTTCGCCGCAAAGACCGTCGTGCCCAGTGACGAGACGATCAGTGGGATCAGTTCAAGACCGCTCATGAATTGCCTAGATTTTCCAGATTGCGAGCGGGCTAGCCGCCATATGCCCAACGCGATTGGTGAAGCGGACAAGCCAGCGCTGGCCGTCGAAGATCGCGCCGAATTGGTGCTCGGTGTTGGTGCGCGCGCCGATCACGGCCACAGCGCCTAGAACCGGAGCGGAGATTCGCCGGCCTTTTATGGATGCGACGCAACGCTCGACGACAGGCACTACACCGCATGCGGTGATGCGACGGAAGCCTGCCTCATCGCAGTACGTGCCACGCAGGCGCGCCGCCGGATCGGGATGGCCAAGCCACATCGCCCATGCGGCGAGGAACATGCAGCAATAACTGTGCATGGTTGCCAGGGCCGCAGCGAGTTGTCGGCGATGAACGCGGCAAGCACGTCGGCGCTCGGCTCCAGCGTGGTTGGCGCTACCAGTTCGGCCATCGGACGGTTTTGTCCTTGAGCGTTGGGATACGCTCGCAAAAACGGTCATCTGGCGCCGACGGGTTGATAACGCGCGCGCGAGCACGCTGGTCGACGTCGGAAAGAACAGCGCCGCTTGTTACCGAAAGCAGCGTGAACCGGTTCGAAATATCGATCTGGATCGTCGATCGAATGCCGATTGCGTCGGTCTGATCGACAAACGTCAGATTGGCGATCTTGCCAGTGAATTTGATTTTCGGTGTGCCAACCGGCTGCTCGTATTGATCAAGCTTCTGAAGCATGACACGGAACCGCGAGCCGACGACATTCCCATTCTGATAGTCTTCCCAGACGTTGTCGCTGGTGCGGCTGTCGATGCCTGACACAACGAGCGAAAGTGTTGCAGCTTCGCCATTAATGGCGGCCTCGATCTGGGGCAACGCGTCCTCGGTAAGGACGCAGGCGCGATAGATATTTCCATCGCCATCGACGAAAGGGCCGCCGGAGCCATCCCACCAACGTAGAGTGCCCGACGGCAGATCGATCTGCGCCAGGATGCGAATGCTCTGCAATTTGGGAATCCTCGCTAGGCCAGATCGTTCCAGTAGTCGATAGCTTCGATGAAGCTCACATTCGGCCGACTGTTCTTGGCGATTGCGTCTTGCGTGATGTCCATGCCGCGATCGTCTGCGAGGTGGCAGAGGCAGGTAGGATCATCGAAATTGAGCTCAATGCCACTCGGGATGAGTTCGCGCACGGTCGGCGATATGGAAACGGTGACAATATCTTCGTCGGCGCTTAGAATGAGCCCAGTCTCGTAAAGCGCATGATTGTAGGAAAACCGCACACCAGACAGATTGCTATCGGCCTTCACGACGCGAAGACGCATTGTCGTGCTGCCGATCGGCGTTACGCCATCGCTAACGATATCGATGGCGGGCTGAATCCAGTGTGCGCCATCGTCGGAAAAGGAACCATCGTCATGGGTGGTTTCGATCTCTGGTTCAAACCGGCCACTGACGTATGGCGCACTAAGCGACGAGCGAACGGGGACGGCAATCAAGCCGCCTCGCCCGCCGAGCGCCGTTCTGATGGCCTGCCACGTCTTCCATTGGTCGCGATTGCGGTTCTGCATTACGACCGCGCCGTAATCGATCGTCCAGTAGCCAAGGTCGGTGCGCGTTACGCGCTCGACGCCGCCAATGGAGCGGCCGCCGGAGCGCGAGAACGACACAATGTTTGCACTGATCTGCTGTGGCCGCAGAACGCACAGCGGCCACTCTATGATGTCAGGCATCAGCGCTCCTAACCGTTTCGATAGTCTCGATTGGCGACGTTGTTTTGGTAGTTGCCGACGGTCGGAACGACCTGCCTGTTTGCAGCGCCAGCAATACGCGGCCCCGCCTCCTTTATGCCCGCATCACTCACCGACTTGACGAATGGCAACAGGTTGCCACTATCGTCCACATCGACGCCAACGGTAACATGGACACTCTGTGGCCCCGCGCCCCGGCTTGGCCCCCTGAGATCTACTGGAATTCGCCGTCCATCCGGAAGCGGGACAGCCGCCTCCGGGCCGGCCTCTCCAAAAATGGCGGCGCTACGAGACACCCCTCCGCCAGCAAAGGTTTTCAATGGCTTTCCGTGCGCCACGATACCCCCCTTCGCGAAACC